AAGGCGAAGCAGAAACTTCCACAAGACAAAAGAATTATAAGTGTTAAGCTGGATAAATCTTTAACACAAGACTTGGAGGGGGTGAGACAGCGTTTAATTGATTATGTAAAATCACATCGATTAATGACAGCTTTCCCATTACTAAGAAAAGGCTTCTTACGTAAGATTGGAAAAATAACATCAGTTAAAGGTCTTAACAGTATTGAAAAAATAATACGTGACCAAAAATGGCCACCACTTGATGATGATGATGATGATGATTAGTCAATCATATGGTGTTTTACGCTTACCTCTGAAGAATCAATAGTTGGATTGTTATTCAACACAAACCGCATGGTGCCACAATCCCAAATTCGATAAAACCCATGATTTACCATATTTTGATATTCTGTTAATTTAGAATTAAAGTTGGCCAATGATGTTCTTAAAATATCTTTTCTATAATTCCATCGATGTTTACGAACACCATCAATAATGTAAAAATAATCAGGTGGGTTTGTCGCCTCTAACACAAAACCCAATTGATAATATAGATTACCTGTACTCCATCTGTTGTCTGCATAGCTAATAATTTTAGTCCACTTGGTATTCCGTTTAAAATGCATAAGCAGTTTTGATGCAATTCCTGGTATTCTATAGTTCGTTACAGTTGCAAATCGACTTAATTCCCAGACACTATCATATGTCGAACGGTCTGAATTTTTATACCCCAGCGCTACGCGAGGTTTACAGAATGTCATTGCGGCAATTAATTCGTCCTGAAAAAACGCGCCCAACATTACTTGACTTCTATCATTTCCCTGCAAATGATATTTGTTAAGCAATATTTTCTTTTGATCCTTAGTGATGGGTTCAATAGTGCATTTCCTGGCGTGTATGGTGGGCTTGTTAGAAATATTTAACATGTGTGTTATTTTGTCATCGATTAAGTCTGGGGATGATCTCAATTCATCTTCAAATATCATCAACCCTTTAATATTTTTCTTTTTGCAAAATTGGTGTGTATTGAAAAATATCTTCTGATTAGCTACTGTTTTATCCAATGGAGACACAAACACAGCAAAATTGTGTTTTTTACTATAAATGTCAGCAGTAATCCCATCCCCCAGGCCATATTTTAATTTACTATATGGCATTAATTGTTGTAGGTGCTTAATAGGTGCTAGCAGCCTAGTGTATGCTGGAAAGTATTTTTGGAGAGTTGGTGGAATTGTTCCTTTGATGTAATGACGGCTTGTAATATTATCACCCCATGGTATCATTTGGAGATTATCTTTATCTGCACACACATTAGGGGGAACCATGTTGTCAAAACACATCCTGACTGACACTATATGGTCCAAGTGATAAGCATCGTTCACACCTGCTAATGCTCTTGTTCTATCATTAGGATTGATGTTGCGTTGATATTGTCTATATTCTCGTTCAGTATGAACAGCTACTTCTGCTTTATACAATAACCACTCATCTGCAGTTTTTTTCAACTGTGCGCTGTTAGCTTTCGACCAATTTGTTGCTGCAGTTATTCGATTCTGTTTGCCACATACAATGCACTTACTATCACCAAAAATCATATTATTAGCTGATGCTTCAAACGTATGCCCGCATTTGGTGTTAAAAAATTTAACTTTTTTGTTTGTACGTTTACCATCATACTCACTTAGAATCGTAAGCCCTCTCGCCTTCAACAGTTCAATGTTTTTTTGTCTTAAAATTATATACTGTCGTTCAACGCGAGCGGTTTTACATGCAGGGCAGCCACCTACACCATATTTTTTGAATGTTTGTGTTTTAGATAAGGGAGTAGCAGTCCAGTTATGGTTGCATACCATGCAACGCATTTTGTGATGGTCTTTGGCCAATGTGATTGGTTCGAATAATTCAATCTTGTTATTCTCTCGTAACAACTTTACATAATCCATGGCAACTCTCTCCTTTATAACGGCAATCGGATATGATATTATTTATACAGAAAGTTGGTGAAGTTGCCAGCCGTTGTAATGTGTGGACTTGCCTGTGGAACAAAAAAAGCCCTGACAAGTCAGGGCTTTAGATTGCTACTTAATATGAAACTTATACGAATTTCATATTTGATACTATGATTTTACCATAATAATCTGCACTATTCCCGAGCGACGTTTGAGTGTCAGTAAATGTAGTCTTACCGTAACGAGTCATCAAAGAGACAACAGGTTGGAAGGTCAGAGGATTCACAACAACACCCGAAGACATCAACGGAATGTAAGGACAGTAGAAGTAACCAGAATCGGTTTCACCATTACCACCTTTATAACCAAGCAAGATTTGGTCAACTGAATTAGCACCTGGTTGGATTTGATTCCATAAGTAGCTATATACCTTGATTGTACTATTCAAAGTACCAACCAACATAGTGTTATTAGGACCCTTGAAGGACCCTTCAGTTGATGGTGCAAATACTGACTTAGCAGCACTTTGCAACACAGAAACGATCATTGGACTTACTACGATGAAGTTACCAACACCACGACGAGTCTTACGACCGATTTCGTTACAAACATAGTTAATAACAACGGCTAAGTTAGCAAAACGGTCACCAATATAAGCAGGTGTTAGCGGACCACCAGTGGTCTGACCTACATTATCATAATCAAAAGACTGAACGGTGCCAGCAAGTGCCAACAAGTCAGAAATGATTTCTGCATCAATTTCCTGAACGATTTCAGCAGACATAACCTGTGTCATTTCGTTTTCAAGATCAAGACCATGCTGTGCGTTCAAATCTTGCATTGCTTCGATTGTCCAACCAGCTTGTAACTTGCGTGAACCAGCCTGTACAGGTTGACTCAACATTTCCATGTTCATCTTACGACCACCAGAACCTTCAAGATGGCTGCCGGAACCACCAGATACGGTGTGTCCGAATTTAGTGGTATCAAACATATCTAACGTTGAACCCCAAGCGTCACCTGTTGCTGTTATTTCAGACAATGTACCTGTTCGGGCAACACCAGGGTCAGATTCCACAGCTGTCGCAACAAATACTTCCCCAACGAGGTTATTATCAGCACCCATTGCTGTAAAGTCGGAATCTCCAAGAGAGACAATCCTATATGTTAATCCAACGGTGAATGGTGTACCAGTACCATCATCAATAACAGGTGCGCCGATGGCATCATCGATATTGCCAGGGGAGCCGGGACCGATACCAGAAGCGCCAGGGGCTTGATCGTTAAGATCGCCGCCAGAATAGAATGCTTCAATGATTGGATCATTACCAAACGCTTCTTGTCCAGCAAGAATACCAGCAGCATCTTCACCATACTTATAACGCAACGTGTATACAAGACCGACAGGTCCCTGCATAGGCTGTACGCCAACAAGTTCAGTAGCAATAGTGCCAGGAATGATACGGCGTATCATTGGGATTAAAATCTTACGGAAACCAGCTACGTCATGTGCAGCAGTTGACCCACCAGCAGCGGCTTCAGATAATAGATAGTCTTTTTGATTGTCCAAAAGGGGATCTACAATTTTTGCTTTGTCTGGGGAAAGACCTTCAAGCAATGCTTCTTTGGTCTCTGCCCAGTTTTCGAATAGTTCATCCATTTTAAAACTCCTTGATTTTATTTAGTTACTAGCTAAAGGTTTAAAGTAAAATTACTTTTTTCCAAGTCCAGCCATTGTGCGTAAACGGATTTTAGCGTTTTCGGACAGGCCTTTCTTGTTGGGTTTTTTATCGCCGTTTTTAGGAACAACCAGGTCACCTGTGACTACTGTTGCTTCTTTTAACGTATCTTTGTTATCGTCAGTTGACCCTTCAGCTAGTACTAAATCTTCCTTCTCTGAGGTGTCTTCTTCGGTTTCTCTTAACACACGACCGATGAATGCTTTATAGCCTTCTTCGATTTTGTCTGTTGGTAGATTAGCAAGAATCGCTTCCATGACTTCATGTTGACGGCCTTCAAGAGGTTCGAGAACTTCTTCAAGTTTAGCGGCGCGTTCCATTTCGTCCCGAACCTTTTCTGTTTCTGCTAATAGTGCCATTGTGTCGTTGAGCTGTTGGCGTGTTTCGTGTAACTCTGCTTCCACACCATCTGCATCAACAAAGCTGGCTTTGTATTCTGCGGCAATCCCTTCAAAAATCTTTCGACCGAAATCAAGTTTCTTAACACAATCAATATCTTCATGAAGTTCTTCAATTTCTTTTGCAAGGCGCATTTCCAAGAATGCGTCGACGGCTTCAACTAGCTCTGTCATATCACCTTTCAATTCTTCTGCCATTGCAGCACGGGCTTCTACAAGCTTCTCTGCATGTTCAGCTTCTAAATCTCGGAAACGTTCAATATCTACTTTCAACTCGGCCATTTCATCGTTTAGATACTCACCAACCTTAGTATCAAGTGCTTCGATCAATGTGTCTTTTTCTTCGACCCATTTTTCTACCAACTCAGTACGTACGGTTTCTTCAGTATCTTTACGAGCAGCCTGCGTGGCTTCGTCGAGCTTCTTATTGAATGCTTCTTCGAGCTCTTTTTTGGTGTCAGCCGATAAAATCTCGGATTCCAGCAACTTAGCTAATAGCTCATCCATCACACTCTCCTTAAATTAGTTTTTATAAAGTTGTTACTCAATTATTATGTTGATATTTATAACGTGTTGACATATAAAGAAAATTCTATCCTACTAGATAGAATTTTCCCTGTAGAAACAAGCGGTTATATTTTTTATTTGGGATTGGATTTTGTGGTTTTATCAGCTAAGGCTAATACTTTCCAAGTAAAGAGCTGTTACGACAGTGATACCTATTACCGTTTAAACAGATCAGATGCCAAAAATTTCAAGAATTCCTTTTTGAAATAAGATTGAGCGGCTGGATCGTGTGTACATGCTTCTGATAAATCCATTATAACCTTCCCGTTCTTAGCCAAATCAAGTGATTCATAAATTGTGTTTGGAATAGCACCAGGGGCGCTGGGTGTTGCGACGATATCCACGGTGATAAACGAAAAATCAGTTACACCACCACTTTCATTAACAGAGCCAGCACCACGACTGGAAACACCCAACGCAACACCAGCATTGATAAGCTCTTTTGCAATATTTCCCATTGGAGTTGGTAATAATTTTGCTTTTCCAATTGCATTGTTTCCTTCCATTCTCATTTCAGTGATTAAGTGAGAAACACGATCGAGATTCACCGATAATGTTTGGGGATGATCTAACTCACCCATAATACCATTATGCTCGGTGATTGTGTGTTGAGCATTACTTACTGCCGCAGTAATTTCAGAAAGGGGATAATTTCGCCCATTCTTATTTTTTAGTTCAGCTTGCATAAACACGCCTTGTAACCACAAGTTTTTATCATCTTGGGCTGGATCTTCACATAAAATAAAGTTACATTCACGTGGTGTTAGCTCTTCTATGAGTAATTGTTCTTTCATCATAACACTCCTTAATTATTCTTATCATCCTTGTTTGTTGGCTCTTCAGAGTTTTCACCATGAATAACCTCTTGCATTTTTTCCTTTGCATATGTGTGAAATGCTACACGAGCTTCCTCACCTTTGTCATCCAATAGTGCATCCATCATGTCGCTTATATTCTTTTTATCAGCCATTTTGATTCCCCAGTTATTTTATTTATGAATTATTAGTATTTAGATGGTTTAAAGTGCGAGGTCATCAGCACCAGCATCACCAGCATCACCAGCAGCATCACCAGCATCACCAGCAGTCATTGCGCCTGCATCGCCTGGGTCACCCAGGTCACCCATTTCACCACCCTCCATTTCTGCGGCGTCAGGATTGTATAGAGATGCTAAATCTTTACTGCCACCATTCGGATCCAGTCCTTTTTCTTCACGCATCAACCGTTCGTTGGTTAAAATCTCATCTTCTTCAAGTTGTAAGTATCGTTTCAAAATGAAGCGTTTTGATAAATGGCTAATCCCATCTGCTGTGCTGTATGAGGAAAGCAGTTGTGCATCTACTTCTTGTTGACGATAGACACCAAAGTTTGATGGTGCTGGCAGTCGAATTTTATACATGGTTTCATCAATTTGAATATTGGTGTCTCGGAGAAAGCGTTTAAATTCTTGATCAAGTACCATTTCAACGTAACCCTGTAACCGCATAACATATAACGCAAACCGCAATTCTTCGATATATGCTGTGCCAACCTTACCATCATTGAAGATAGCGTTATCAGCGCTTGATTTCATCCAGGAAATTGGGACTCGTAACCCCCTGAAGACCTTGTCCTGAAAATACTCCAAATCAGTTAATTCCCCTAAGCCTTGGCCGCCTGGTAAGGTTTCTACTCGAGAGCCACGTCCGTCAGGTCTCTGAGCAAAGAAAAAGTCTTCACTCATGGATTGTGGGTTATATACAGAATCAATCGAATCCTTCCCATTAACATTTGTAGGAATTTTTTTCTGGCGAATTTCATTTTTTATTTGTTCAAGATACTGCTTCGAACGTTGGGGAGGCATTTTACCAACATCAATGTAAAATACTCGCCGCTCTGGTGCACGCTGTATACGATAAATGAGAATTGCATCTTCGAGTAATTCTTTTTGTCTATGTGATCTAAAGACAGTTCTTAGAATGGATTCCCCAAATGGAGCAGTTGGTGACATGTCATCGTTTAACGAGAATCGCACAATTTCCCCAGCTGGCACTAATTCTGTTTGATATACTTCGGAGTTTGCAGCCAATGAACTCATACCAGAGCTACTACCAGAGTTTACCTTCTTCATACCCACTCTTAGCTGCCATCCATCAATTTTTGTAACATCCTCTTTGTTAACGAGAGCTGCAACGACACTTTTTGGGTGAATGTATTCCCATCGCTGGCGCGGAGCTTTTTTACGGAAGAATATATCTCCATATTTGATGGTGTTACGAGCGACTTTGAACAAGCGGTTTTCCCAATCATGCTGATCGGTCCAATGTCTGAGAGATGCCCTGAGTGTCATAACTACACTTGGTGGAACTTGCTGACCTTCTTCAATCTGCATATCCAGATCCATCGGGAGATCAGTGCGGTCATTATTGCCGGTCATCTCCTCAGCGATAGTGTCGAGAGCACGAGCGACCTCCACATCATCATCCATTAAATCATACTCTCTATATCTCGTTAGTCGGGTTGATGACCCTTGAACAAGTCTCTGGTACCATGTGTAATTTCCATACCCCCCACCACCGGAAATATCCTGATTATTTGAGATTGCTTGTGTTGTTGGTTTGGGTTTGACAACCTTAAAGTATCCCTGCCATTTTGCCATTGTTTGTCTCTCTTGTTGGTTATGGTTTGGGCTATTTATGGTTAGTATATGGGCGGTCAACTATTTTGTGTTAGTTAAGCGGGTATAACTTGGTTTTACAGCTTTTTTGAGGTGTTGTGTTTGTGTGGGTAAATTTTCTTTTTCAAGTTCAAACATTTCAGTAGTAACCATAAACTGTTGTTCGTTTATTTTGTAAATATTCTGCATCTGATCACGGATGGTTTCAAATTTTTGATTCATATCACGCATTTCAATAACAAGATTTTGTGCATGGTTTACGATCTCTTTTTGGTCTTGTTGTATGCTCTTTAATATGCCGTTTGTTGCGGGGGTGAGAGATTTGTCTTGGACTACACCAGTTGTCTTTCTTGTCTGCTCTACTTGTGTTGCAACCTTTTCAGCCGACGATTGCATATCTTTTGCAGCAAGCGCAACATCCAACCCAACGGAGGCAGCGGTGCCAATCCCTGGAACAGTACTTGCAGCACCACTAGCGATTTCTAGTCCAGCGCCCGTAAAATCACCTTCCATTGCACGCCCAGCGGCAAAGCCCAACCCAGCAAGTATTCCAATAAGAGGGATCTTCTTCAGTACAGACTTAAGCCCTGCTTTACCAAACACCTTACCAGCCTTACCAGCTTGTTTTGCGTCAGGTAGCATATCAGTTTGCATCCCGCCTTTACCTTTACCAAACATGCCTGCAGCTTTGCCTAATAATCCTGCTGTACCTGCTCCACCAAGAACACCCATTGCAATTCCACCAGCACCTGAAAGTATCCCAGTAGCTAAACCAGATGCTATTGCCCCTCCTGGGCCCTTCAAGGCTGCTTCAAACTTATCCACACTGCGAGAAAATAATTCAAATTTATCTTTACTAAACAATTCCGGTAATACTTTGGCAGCGGCGCCAAGGGGTTGAAATACTTCATTCATCTGCGTGACTTGATTGTCTGTTAATTCTTTCTGTGCTTTTGCTTCAGCAATGCGAATTTGTGCAGCTGCCCCGCCAGGACCAAACGTCTGTTCCATTCCAGTTTTAATTAACATTTGGCTTGTGATTAAATCCCCAACAAAATTGTCCATTCTTCCTACAGTAGCATCAGAGATTTGCATTTGTAACTTGTCAGCACGACGCATCATCTTTGCACGTTTTTCGGGATCCTTTTCGTACTGAGCTTGAAGTCTCAATTGGCTCAATTCTGCGCCTTCTCTTCCCTTACCAACCATACCAGCCATTGCTTGCATTCGAATAGTTTCTTTCAACCGCTCAATTGGGGATTTTGTTGCAAATTTGGAAAACTGCTTCGACATTTCATTAGCTGCGTCAGCAGACAAGCCCATTGCTTCATATTCAGCACGACGGATACGAATGGAGTCGATAACACCCTTTTGAGATTTTGCCCCGAGTCGAACGCGCATAGCAGTTATGTCATTATCTTGTAATAACCCCTTTGTATAATCACCAAAGGCTTCAGCAGTTATACCGAGCTGATATTTGAACCTCAGTGCTAATTTACCCTCCTGTTCAACTGCCTTAGCGGTATTCATGGATGCATGACCCATATCTCGAACGTTGGAAGTAAACGATGCAATTGTTTGGGCAGCTTCCCTCGATCCCCCAGCCAGGTTGAAAAAGTTTACGCTAAGTTTATGAGAATTTTCAGGTAAGTCTGAAGGTATGGCTCCGAGTGACTTCCGTAACGCATCAGGAACTTCCATGCCCATCTGTTCCATGCTTTCCACTACAGTTTTAGTGGAACCACCCATTAGACGGAGCCACTCTTCTGTGCCACCCATTGCATTTACTACTTTTTTGTTGGCAGCTGTTAACTGAATTAATTCCTCAGGAACCATGCCAAGTTGAAAGGCACCAAACCGTGTTTCAACACCAAACTTGTTTGCAGCATCTCCTGCTTCTTTTAGCTCTTTACCGAGATGGAATCCAGCGACTGCAACAGGGGCTAGGAATTTGCCGAGGATTCCTAGCCCCTTACCAACCTTGGACATCATTGATGTGCTGGTGTCGGTCATTTGCTTACCAGCTTTTTCAAACCGGTCGGCTAATTCACCAGCCTCACTGTTCAAGTTCTCTAACGCTTTTTGTGATTCGTCATATAATTTCCGTTGTGTCTTGGATAGGTTATCTATTCCCACCTTGGCAGCTCGTTGATTAACTGCAGCAAATCTTACGATATCTTCCATAGAGTACCCAAGCTTTGATAAATCTAATCCTGTTTCATTGACACTCTTTTTGAACTTCAACAGAAATTCTAAGTCTGTGATTTCACCCTGACGTGATGATCTCATCGCAGCTGTTAGTTCATGCAATGCTTTTGCTTGGTCTTGGGTATTAATTACATCCGCCAAACTTTTAACGTTATCGGACATTGCTCTAACAAATTTTGAATTTGATTGTTCCAGGGTTTGACTTAATGTTTTAGGGATGGAATCAAGATCAATATCACTGACTGATTTTAGGGCAGCATTAAATGCTGATTGTGCTCCGTTGAATACTTGGAGTGCTTTTTCTTGTCGCATTTCAGCGGCGCGCGCCTTTGGTGATGATCCTTTATCTGTCGGTTTATCTACTGAACGTGAATCACGTGTAGATCCTGATTTCGCAACTTTCAACGTCTCGGATAGCACTGCACTTTGCCCGCGCATTTGTTGTGCTACTTCTTGAAACACCCGTAAAAGTTCTGCGTCAATTGCCATTAATTAATCTCGTGTTAGTGGTGTATTTATCGATTAACCCTTTTTGTGAAACAGTAGATTTCAACAGATAAATAGCACATACTATAAACCATACTAGGAGACATAAATGTCGGAAGAACTAATAACAAACCCACTGCTTGCTGATGTTCGCATGCCTGGTGAGACTTTTCGGTTACCATCTGGGGGTAAGTTCTACAAGGATAATGAATTAGGCCCTGATGTCAAAAACGGAGAAGTGCATGTCTACCCACTAACTGCTCTAGATGAAATCATATTGAAGACTCCCGATAAGCTGTTGAATGGGGAAGCGGTTTCGGAAGTATTCAAGCGCTGCATACCATCAATTCTAAAGCCAAACAAATTATTCACACAAGACGTGGATTACTTAATGGTTTGCCTACGAAAGGTTACCTTTGGTTCAGATATTGAAGTTACGTATAAACATGATTGTGTGGATGCTAAGAAGCACCATTACACGTTCTCTGTTAATATTTTCCTACAAAAAGCAAAGACAATCGATGCTGTTGACCCCAAGGCCTACGAGCTTGTGTTGGAGAATCAACAAAAGATTATGATTAAACCCTTACGATTTGAAGATTATATCAAAGCTTCACAGATGGATGATACAAAGGTGGATACCCCGGAGCAAATCCGGGATCAAATTAATGCGGCTTTGTTGAATGTTATCGAATCAGTGGAGGGGGTTACAGATCGAAAGTTTATCCGTGAATGGTTGGAGACCATTCAAACGACTTGGATACGTAGTATTAATGAAGCTGTTGATAAAGCTTCGGATTGGGGTCCAGTATTTGAGGTTGAGATGAATTGTAAAGATTGCGGTGACCCATTTACTGCAACGACTTCACTTAATCCGTTAAGTTTTTTTTCCTAGTGCTAAGAGGTGGGGACAATACTGAAATTGTCAAAATGTTTGAACGATTACGACACGAGGCTAGAGAAGTAGTTAAATCATGTATACGATTAGCGTATTGGATGAGAGCCTCATGTCCATATGATAGCATGCTACAGAAAAGTTTTGGTGAACGTAGTCTGATGGATGAGTTCGTAGCAGAGCGGTTGAAAGAGATGGCAAAAATGCCAAATCAGTTGTCGATGTAACTTCTTAGCAGATGAAATAATAGGAAACAGTGGATTTAATTAATCTAACCCACACTACTAATACAAAGCATTGTAGTGTGGGTTAGATTATCAACTTTCCATATATAAACTATCTTTCCACCAATCAGGGAACATGTGTGATGTTTGAGAATATAAATATCCGAACGAGGAATCTAATATGTACACATTCCCCCAATCTGTGTTGGATCTGACTATTCTGCCACATCCTTGAATGAGGTTAATGTTTGTTTGTCGTTGATACCACTCCTTCGAAAGTTGCATCCTTGCTTTAATCCACTGATCCCCCATGTACGGAAAGCCTAGTTTTGCAAAGATCGCAAAGCGAGCCATATCATCTACCAAATCTAATCCCTCAGTAATACTAGGGGAAATTAAAATTGATGGTTTTTTATTGCGAGTAAAGGCATTAATCACTTTATTTCGATCATCCCTGCCGTCAGGATTGTGGTGTAGAATTCTATGAGGTACCTTTAGATTCTTGACTAGGTACTCAGCAATTGCAAAATTGGTTGTATGAATAATGCCTGAATCGTTCTCATGCATATTAATAATTTGAGTCATGTAGTCAATATAGTTTTTTAGCTGAGCGTTATTGTCATCGGACTTCCATTGAGCATTCATTCTCATTTTGGGCACGTAATATACAGGTCTTTCATCGGATGGGAATTCTGACTCCATTGATAAGAATGCAGCTTTGCTTGGGTCAATGCCAAGGTCACGACAAAAGGATTTATGGTTTAGTATTGTAGAGGACATCAATAGGAACTTCTCTGCCATTG